AGCGTCAAGGAAAGCGCCGAAAGAGATGCCGCGTTCTCCGGCTGTCACTTTGAGCCAATGAAGATTAAGTGGGCCAGATCCGGCATAGCAGCCGTTATTAAGGAAAGGGCAGGATGGTGAACAGGTGGCCTTGCTGGAGGTGCTGACGGCCATCTGGCCAGTCTTAGCGTTGCCAGACTTTAAGGAAAGGTGGAACAGCAGGTCGGAAAGTTTCATGAGAGGAAAGGAGAGAACGACTGCGGCGCATCGCTGCGCCGTTGGTAGAAGTATGGGCCAGATCGGCACAGAATGCCGCAAGGTGTACCACTAGAACTAACTGGCACAGGCTGCGGCACGCTGCACCGGTTTGACTGTATGGGCCATTGCCTGGCAGCCATGGCACGGCAGACACTGGCAAGACAGCAAAGGAACCGCGCACACACGCGGATACAGCATGACCGCCATTCTGTCAAACAATCCGTTTTTGGTAACACTGCGAACAATCGTCGCTGAGATCCCTTGCAAACACTGGCGATCTGCGGAAACCGCTGCTAGGTGTGGCAGTACCTGGCAAGGGCTGAAACGGCTCACAGGGCCTCCTAGGGGTCTCTCAGCGCCGATCAGTGCTGCTAATCAATCGGGACGGCTCACCTTATGGGTCAGCATTGAATTCTCTTTACTTTGCCTCGCGATTCTGGCAGGCATTCTTGACACCAACCGCACAAACGGTTTGTGTCACCCGCGCCACGTTTTGGCGTGGCTCGGTGACACCGTCAGCGCTGGCAGTTGTGATCACTTAGTGGCCACACAGTTGGCAACACATAACGCCGCACAATTCTTGACACTTAGCGCGGCCACAGTTTATGGCGCAAACTACGGGCTACGGTTTGCATCACATAGCGCCGCACTGGTAAGCATCACACAGAAGGGCAACATGCAAGCATCACATAGCGTGGCCACAGTAAGCATCACTTAGTAGCTCAAATCGTCAATTTGAAACTAACATCAAAAACGGTATCAACGGATACAGACAAAACCAAGTCACACTGCAGCTTCATCAAGGTTAAGGGCAGGTTAAGGCAAGGTTAAGAAAAGGTTAAGGAGGCTAAGGTTAAGGGAAGGTTAACAACAGGTTAAGGGCAGGTTAAGAATCCCAAGGTTAAGACGAGGTTAAGACGAGATTAAGGGCAGGTTAAGAAAAGGTTAAGAGGAGGTTAAAATAGTACATTTGTACTAGGTTAAGAGAAGGTTAAGGGAAGGTTAAGAACAGGTTAAGAAAAGGTTAAGAGGAGGTTAAGGGAAGGTTAAGAGAAATCCCCTTAGATAGGCCCCTAGCCGGACCCTAGATAGGCACCTAGCCGGGTCCAAGATAGGCACCTAGCCGGGTCCAAGATAGGCCGCTGGCCGGTTCCGCCTGGGGGCGGCCCGGCCCGGCCCTCAGGCCCTTTCAAGCCATGACAGAGCCTCTTTGAAGGTGACTGTTCTACTTTGGAGGCACAATGCCTTGCGATCAATCGGGCCAGGACTACGAGGGATCACAGAATGCGGCTGCCTGACGTTCAAGAGATAAACATCGCCAGGTTTTGCGACGAAACTATCTGCAGGCTCTAAACATTCTGGAAGGAAAATGAAACCGTTTGTTTGATTCTCAATTTGAAACGACTGCTCGTCTCCTTTGACATCGTAGAACTGTGTCAAACAATTGCTTGTCCGAAGATAAATGTTGATTGCACATTCAATGCCACTGTCATTGTGAGGAGGCACTTCACAATTGATTGTCATTAAGGTTTTTTCAGCAGCATCAAATGCAAAACGAGGCACCAGGGCGTTCAATGCATTGGTGAAATTGATGAAAGCTGAAGAGTAGTTGATGCCCTTGAATTTCCCATCGACCACTTCACCAAACCGCGTGATGGCCGTGCCAGTACCGAAATCTGGAATGTGCTCGATTTCGCCAATCTTGTAAAAATTCATTTCACGCGACAATTCTTCTGCATGGCGTTCCAGAGACCAGCACTCACGCTACCAGGGCGATGCAATATATACCACTCTCCAGCGGGCTCCAGGCCGCCTTCACCGTCGCTTTGGATGTCGTGCTCACGGCACCAAATGCCGTGGCACTCATCCTCCTTAAACACAGCGATGTAGTCATCGTGATCTTCCATGCATTGCCTCACATGAAAGACAATGTCACGAAGCGAGCTGACATGCCATTTCCCCTTGGTAGGGGCAAAGTAGGGACCGTTGTCATGATAATTGGTGACGTAGATCATGAGACAATGCGAAAGTGAGGGTCATTCTGTTTCAACATCCAGCGGCACTGGTTGTGCTGTGGAAACACTACGAAAATCTGTTGTCCCTGATCTTGTTCGATGATGGCAGGGACGGGCTTGAGGCCGATGCGAGTGGTGCCCTTCTTGGACACCGCCTCGATCATCACTGATTCAGTCATTGTCTTTCTCGATGATGTCAATGCATGCGTGGGGGAAGCGATCACACCAGCCGTCCAGAGCATCGTCTGCGGCATCGTATGTGGCGTAGCTGGCGAGCACCTTAGAGGTGTCTTCGGCGTAGTTGAAGCGGACAATCTGGAAAGGACGAGTCATGGCGTTTGAAGCAAGAGAACAGAGGCGTCGCCGCCCATGCACAGAATGATATATGCCATCAGTCCCGCCTGTCAAGCATCCGTTTCAAGTCGCTCTCAAAGTTGCGTAGCTCCCTGTTGTCGCTGGGGCTCTTGGCAGCCACTGCAGTGACACCAGACGGATGGCGAAATACGAGGTGATGCTTCCAGCGCACTAGGACAAAGCCATGGCGCTGGGCCACCTTGATGGCGGCCCGCGCTTTCCTGTGAATGCGATTGATGCTCACAGCTCCTCGCCCTGGAAGGTGCGACCTTCCATCATGTGAACGAAGCCTTCCATCACCCGTGGGAAGATCTTCTCCACTGGCTGGCGCTCAAACAGGCTGATGTCGATGCCACACTTGTCAATGCCAGGGACGTAAAGGGTGGCACCCAGCACGTCGCGATCCAGTTCATCAGGGCGACCATAGCCACTGCCCATGCGCTCCTCAGCATGGTCTTCCGTAACGCGCTCCATGCAGCCAAACATCACCCGCCTGAGCATTGAGGGGTGGGCAATGGCGAAAGCCATCACGTTGAAGTCGATGTGCTGGCCAGCCTCCTTGAGGCGCACAACGAATTCGCTCCTCACCTGGCCGCCTGAACTGCGATTGGCCTGGCATATATTCACTTCGATGCTGCAGTTGCCCTGACTCTCCAGGCTGTCTACAACGCTCAGGATGCATGCTCCCCACTTCATCAGATGGTCAGCATCCCAGCGGCACGACGCGGAGACGTTGATGAACAGGCGATGGGTGGGGGCCTGGCCGCTCAGCAAGGGATTGGTGTCCCACATGCAGCAGGGATCGCCAGCAATAGCCAGAGGCACCTCTGGGCGGGCTCCAGCAACGTCGTAGACGAAGCTGGGGGCTGTGACCATCTCCTTCTTCAGGGCAATGGCCTCGACATTGCTCACCAGCTTCTCGCGGCCTTTCTTCCAGCCTTTCATGACCAGCTTCATTGCGGCCTCGTAGCTCTTGGTGCCTGCGAACTTTGCTCGTTCTGACGACTCCTCTTGGCTGCTCTTCATGCTCCAGCGCTTGGCATTCATGTCGCCAGCCCAGGAGGCACATTGCACCAGGCCGTCAAACCAGAAGCGATGGGTGACGGCCTTGCCCTGTTCAGAACGTTGATGACGTGGTTCGACGTAGTTCATGGGAAGTGAATTGAGAGAACAGCCTGTCGCCAGGCACAACGGAAAGATACAGGAGCCTTGTCAGTTTGACAAGGCCCCTCGATATATCAGCCAGTGATGGCGCTCAGCACACGGGCTTTGGTGTCCTGGTCTAGACCCTTCCAGACAGTGGCTTCCAGCACGTCATCAATGGAGAAGCCAGCGGCCAGCAGCTTGGCACCTTGGATGGATGCACGGGGGCTGACGATGTGGCGCACCTGCTGCTTGGCAATCTCACGACGGATGCGCTGCACCTTACGGGTCCACTCGCGGTTGCCAGCCAGTGCCCGCTCCATCACCTCGTCGTAGTCCATGTTGATGACAACGAAGCGATCCAGGGATGCGGCGTCGAGCTGGTTGCGACCAACGTATTGACGATCTGCACCACGACCAAAGGTGTTGGCAGCAGCCACCACACGGAAGTCGGGGTGGCGCTTGGTGGGAGCAGTGTCACCAGGGAAGTCGCAGTGGCCATTGGCCAGGGCTGCGTTGAAGGCCATGATCGCCTGAGGCATGGAAGCATCCAGCTCGTCGAACAGGAACAGGCCACCGTTGGCGTATGCCTCGCGAAAAGCGGTGGAAACGATGCGACCCTGAGCATCGACGAAGCCGCTCAGCTTGTATTCAGAGGCAACAGCACCAGTGAAGTAGAAGCGGAGGTTCAGAGCCTCAGCCACCTGCTCGCAGAGAGTGGTCTTGCCGGAGCCAGCAGGGCCGACGAGCATCACGGGCACTTCAGCAGCAACAGCCTTCAGAACAGAGTCGAACTGTTCGTGAACCAGCTTTTCGCCCATGTCACGCTTGCCAGTGGGCAGGGTGACGACGATGTGCTTCTCAGCAGGCTTGTGGGCGTACTTCTCGATGAGAGCGATGACATCCTGCTCGCTGACACCAGCAGCAGTGTTGTCAGGGGCCAGGGCCTGAGCCATCAGTTCATGCATCTGCTGGATGACAGCAGCCTTGCCAGAGGGCATTGCTGGAGCCTCGGTTTGAGCTGGTTCCTGAGCTGGCTGCTCTGGCTGGCGCGTCTCAGGAAGCTCGGCCAGAGGGCGCAGTGCGGGACGTGCTGGGCGCTCAGCGCCGTTGCCAAACACCTCGATCAACGAATCAACGCCACGCTCAGCGCCGATTTGGAGCATGCGCTTGAGCACTGAGCTGGAGACAGTGGCGCTGTCATGGCCCAGCTCCTTGGCAAGGCGACGAGTGGCAGTGCGGAGATCGCCGCTCATGCTGGTGATATATCCAGAATGGGCGCGAGGCTTGTCACCGTTGTCGTTGGCAGAAGCAAGGGCCTCAGCGAGGAGGTTTGCGATGTGAGGAGCGTTGGTCATGGAACTGAAGGGGAGAGAGTGAACTGTCGTGGCCATCCCTGACCGCCGACATCGATAAGGTACAGGGCCTTGTCAGACCCTGTCAACAATGTCAGGACAAGCAGAGGACAGTTCGCCAACTGTCCCTAGAACGAGCAGTCAGGAGTAAACATCATGTTGATGCAGGGGAGATACCGCATCTTTCGCTGCCACGCGAAGCTGCGGTTAGTGAGAGGTTTAGCTCGAAAGCCACGACGCCCTTTCCCAGGGAGCTGACGCCAGAAATTACGCAATCGAACCGTGTTAGCACGACATTCAGATTTTGCAGGCATGACAAATAACGGCTCTCCATAAAAGCCAGTTTGACGAATAATATGTCGAATGCACTTGATTCCGAGACCACTATTCCTATACTCCTCCTTCACTTCAAAGCTGGCCAAATAATTGACACTTGACGCGACGCACACAGTATCCGCATAGTATTGAATTATTTTTCGCTCATAAGGAGACAGCTTCCAGAACTTAGGGTAAAAGCGCTCTTCCGAAACAAAATCGCAAAAGCTGCTACTTGCATCTTGATTAAATGCTGCGAGAATAAATCCAAATATCCCTAGATCTTCGGAATATCCATCTCCAGCCTCTGCTATATCGAGCATGCTTATCCCCGAATTAATTGCCGCACTCCAATTCACTCGAAAGAACTGAGCAGTTGCAATTTTTTGCTTACTGTCAGCATCAGGATCCTCGTCAATGTCGTACACATATAAATCACAAAAAATTGAGTGCAGAAAATCATCATATTCGCTGATGCTTGTATCCATATCAAATGTGCCATGACGGGCAAGTTGTTTGAAATGGTCTGCTTTTGATAAAGGCCCAACAAGAGTATTCATTTGATCATTCCGTTCAGGTGGACGGCCAGGATGTGCTTGCAGCAGGGCTGCTGGCCACGCTCCATCATGAAATGAGCGTCGGTGCAGGTGCAACCCCACTTGCCTTCGATGCCCTTGGCATGGGCGCCAGTGCGAATGACGGTGTGGGCTCCACTATTGGTGGTCGGATCCTCAACAGTCCAAACATTGGGACCAGTGCGCTGCACTCGGCAGTGCTGGGCACGACCTGAACGCTGGCCAACTTCCCAGGCATCAAACTTCTTGCGGCTCATGAAGCGCGGACCCTTGGGGGTCCGCACCAGGACAGAGTGCTGGAGAATGTTGAGCACAGTGACGCCCAGGGCATCAGCAGCACGTCGGGAGACGTGAAAATGAGTGGTGGTCATGGTTTGAGAGAGAATGAACGATTGCCCTCGCGGGCATGTCATCAATTATTAGGGGTGGTCTGCTCCTTGTCAAGCGGCTCGACATGGAAGCCGTTGGCGATGCGGCAGTAGCGATCAGGGTGTAATTGGACGCACTTGTCGTAGCCCTTTTGATCTGGAGTGATGTTGGCTGGAACGAACAGGGCGCAAACAGTGGCGATGACTGAAAGGCTGCCCACCACAAAGGTTGTCGGAGAGATCATGGTGCTGTATGCTCATGAAGTGAGTCGGCTCTGGCACATTATCTCAAGCCCACTGTTCATGCAACAGTGCCGTGAGGATGAGCGGGTCTGGAGAGGAGGTTGTTCACAAGCACCTCCTTGAGTGATGCAAGGGACAACAGTGAGGTCATGGCCTTACGAGAGACTCCTCTCCCCTTCGTCGGCATCGATGGTCAAAAGACTTATCGGAGGCTCACAAACATGAGAAAGGGGGCTCAGGCCCCCTTTCTTTATGCTTTGTTATGATTCTGCTTCCACTTATCTTCGTGGAGCGTTACCTGCCGCTTCCTTCCCTGTCGGCAGTGAGGGCCATGGCGCGTGAGCCATGGCCTAACAGGGTGACTTTCAGAGGCGCACTGGACTGGTCACGCAGTTGTTTGACCAGGCGCGAGGCGTACTTCATAGAACGTAACGGCTTGTCACGCCATGCAACAGCAATGCAATGGATGTCGCCCAGAGGCTCCAGGACGGCATAGCGATGAGTTCTGCTGAGAAGTGCTTGACAAGCGGCCCGTCTTGCCTTTGATAATGGGGCGTCGGGCTCTTCGAGTTCGACGCGGGCAAAGTCTGCCAGTTCGGAAATATCTTCGAGGCTATCCGTAGAGACAAAAAAGTGTCGTCCACGTTGGTGGCATTTCGTCCATGCCGGGTGAAGGTCTTCTGACGCCATTCGCCTGGCCTCCTGCGCCAGGGCTGGAGGGATGCAGATGTCCACCTGGCGGGACTGCTCGCAGTAGTTCATGTGAACCAATCTCAGAGATGGGACCGATGTGAGGCCACTGCTGGTGACACCCACTCAACACTGGTGCGCCCCCAGTAGGGCGGCCCCAGGAGCTGACAACCAACGGGCAGCGTGTTGATCCACGTCACCCTCAGCCAGCGCCACTGGAATTGCCCTCCCCTGGAGGTGATAGCGCAGCAGGGCAAAAGCCCTGCCAGCCGATACAAAGCTAGCCGGACCCAATACAAAGCCAGCCGGATCTTATTCATTGTCAGCATCTCCACGCTGGTTAAAGGCATCGTTAACAGCGCCAATAGCAAGATCCCTCACCATTGCCCGCCATTCATCACTGCCACCAAAGCTGCTGACAGTTTCCAGGATGGTGATGCACTGGCTAATGCGAGTGGCGTCCATCGTGGTTGACAAGGCTGCGTGATGGTTTTCATTGGCCATCAGCTCTTCGATGTAAGCGGTGTGGATGCCAAACCACTTGCCCATGCAGAACAAGGCCAGTTGACGCAAGGCTTCATCGCCATAGGTTTCTACTAGCTCAGTAATCTGATCTCCCAATACGGGAGGAATGGCGATTAGGTGGGGATCTTCAAAGTGATCGTTGATGAATTCTTCGACGTCAGGGCGCTGAGAAGTCTTGGCTTCTCGCGCCTTCCGAAGAAAGTCGTTAACGCTGGTGAATGAAGAAGACAAGGAAATCAGGCGACAAGCTCATGTTGCCGAGTGTAGTCAATTTCGTCAATAGCCTTCTGGTTGAAGGTTTGGTAAAGCTTCGCCACCTGGACCGAGTTCAGGCTCTTCATTTTCGTCAAAGCTCACGCCACTAGCCTCGGCCTGCTCTGGCTGGTCTTCTACTTCCTTGGCCTGCACTGGAACTGCGCCATCGCGCAGTTCTTCCGCCTGCTTGTGTTCTTTTTCTTTGTCAATGGTCTTGGAGAGATCTTGCAGGAACTGTCTGTAGCTTTTGTCCTGATTTTCTTCACGTTTCAACTCATGCAAACCAAGGAGTTTTGCTTGCTCCACCAGCGAATTCTTGGCCACGTTCAAGAAGCCGTGATCTCCAGCACTTTCTTCAATGCGAATGATCGTGCTTGATTTTCCTTCGTCGCCGTCTTGAAGCGTAGTGACTTTCTTACGCTTGCTGTCCTCAAAACCCTGCATGGCTTGATCCTTTAGCTCCATTTGCTCTTTCAGCAAACGTGCCCGATGCACGTCTGCTGAGGCAAGAAGCTTTTCTGTGTAGAGCTGACGATTGTGATTCCTGTCAGCATTGACAGTCTCTTTTGAAAGCTGCAAGACATTGGCAATCTGGCGATTGCTCATTTTTGCTGCGAGCAGCTCCTGAACCATATATCGCCTCATACCAAGCAAGTCTTTGCCCAGTGCAAGACCAGGCTTTTGCTTATCTCTGATTTTTGCAATGTCCTCGGGAGAAAGTCCTGCCTCAAGCAGGACTTTCGTTCCGTATGCAAGCTCCTGCTCTGAACTTTCAAACTCAATGTCAGGGCGAGGCATTACTTCTTCTCATTGTTTTTGGCACTAAATCTATTATCTATCAATTCCTTGATAGCTTGCAGATTGTTACGCCAGTGCCGTTCACCTTGGGGGCTCACGGCACCGTACAAATAACGAGAAGCTGGCTGAGGGCCTCGTGGCGGAATAGAAAACCCGTGATGGATGCGGCAGATGATTTCCACACCATTGTGCTCCAGAGAGGGCAACACCTCTACTGGCTTCGGGGCTTTATGCATGCTTCATAATTATGCTTGAGACATAATGGCAGATAATTTCACAACTGGCAGACGCTTGGTCGCCGCTTTGGGGCGGCTCCCGCGCTTCCCGATGTGTCTGCTTGACTGCAGTCAGGACAAACATCCGACAGGCCAAACATCCGAATTTCGGAGGTTTGAGTGGTGAGGGTGGCTCACTTGCTTGTGAGTCTAATCACCCCTGTCAAATTTCAATGTGCCAATTAATCAACTGTCCTCATCAGGAGTCCTCTCCAAATACACGCGCAGACTTCTTACGCCGCGTCTTGGGCGGCACTTGCCCGGTCACTTGCTCGGTCACTTGCTCTTGATCGGCAGATTCCTCTTCCGTCATTCGCACAGAAGATTCCTGTAGTGCCGCTTCATTTGCTAGCCACAGGGCATGTAGCCCTGGATGATGTTCAAATGCCATAACATCACAATTCTCAATATATGCATTTTACTCGCATTGCTTATACAATTAAGGAACCCACCATGCAGCGAAGGGGTGGGCGGGGGGATTGGTGCTAAACATCCCCCTGGAATTCAGAACAAATCGAAATCTTCTTGCTTCTCTTCAGAAGACGTTTGTTCCTCAAAGGCGTTGGTGATATCCACTTCTTCGTAGTCCCAAGACTGATACAACCGATTGCGACGATCATCCGCAGTGTCCCAGGAGCTGGTAATCAGTCCTTGACGGCGAGCCTGCTCCAGCAGGCGACCCGTCGTTCCAGTGTCAAAGCTGCCTACGGCACGAGCTGCTTCACTTCTAGTGAAGCGCTCAAATGCACGGTTGTTCAATGCATTGACAAGCTTGTCCATCTCCTGATTCCCACCATTGATTGGACCCAAGTAAGTCCATCCGTAACTTGCGTCATCACGCTGCAGAAAATGCTTGCCAGCCAGTCCTGAGCGACTCTTCACCCACTCCAACATAAATTGATGGGGGTCAGGGTTGTTGTCGGGCTTGTAAAGCTTGACTACTTCAGAGACATTGGCCTCAAAGCTGCTGCTATCGCGAATGCCGCCGCTTTTGTTCAAGTGGTGAAGGATGACGATGCTGCAGCCGTATTGATTAGCAATGTCCCGAAGTTCATAGATGCAATTACCTGCATCGGAACGAATGAGATCAACATCCATGCCAGCCAGGCATGAGGTGAGACTGTCGATGACGATCAGTTGTGGACGATCTTTCTTGATGCGTTCCAAGAGTTGCGGCACCTTGTCAAAGCGCCAGGTTTCTACAAAGCCGACGTTGTCAAAGTCCAGTTCGTCTTCTCCGAAGCCAATGATGTCGAGCTTTTCTGCTGCGTCCACAACAGGTTCGTCACATTGAATGATGAGAACCTTGCCTTTCTGGCAGCGACGATTGCTCCAGGGACGACCAGTGGCGACATGGAGTGCCCAGTTGTAAAGCATGGTGGATTTGCCGGTGCCGGGGGCAGCAGCAAGCAACATGACGCTGCTTTCGGGAAGGATGCCTGCAATGGTCCACTTCCGAGTGTCTCCTGATAGTGCGATGCGCTTTGCATCCAGCACTTCCATTTCCTCCTTGCCTGTGATGCGAGTGCGGGCTTCATTGAGGATTTTGTCCACGACATTGCCAGGCATTTTGATGCCATGACTGCTGAGCCATTCCTGAGTTTCGTATGCAATGCGAGCAGAGTTGTCATTGCCATATAAGCCAACCATGCGCTCAAGAGTGGCGATGATTTCTTCGTAGGAAGGTTTGCCGTCTTTTCCTTCGTGGCGATCCTTGGCGACGATGCTCCTGAGGATTAGCTCTTCATCAGCACCATCGTCAATCCAATCGCCAACGTCGTAGCCTCCATTTTGTGGGAGGTTCTCCCACTCAAAGGAATCAGGCTCGGCGTACAAGAACTGGGCGCCAGGATTGTCGGCAGCCACTTCTTTCATCAATGCGATGCCAGGCTCATCACGATCCGGGCAGAGCACTACGCGGCAACCACGGAAGAGTGTGGTGTAGTCGCCGTTTGCTCGGTATTGCCCGCTACCGCCAAGAAACGTGACTGCTGGTATGCCTATTTCCCACAACTTGTCGCAACAAAGCTCACCTTCAACGATGAAGACAGGGCTTTTCTTCGCCTTGGACGCATCAATCGCCTCTTGATAACGGTAGGGCAGAACTGTGGCCCGTAGTTCACCTATCTGAGCCTTTCGCTGTGGAGCGTCTTGAGGAACAGTTGGATATTCCTGGCGAATGATCTTCTTGCCGCTGGTGTCGTCGCGAGAAACGACAAGAACGTCGCGGCCATCTCGATTCCGATAGGGGAACTTGTATGACGCAGCCTGTCTGGGAGGACGTTCCCAGCGCTTCATCGGAGACAGAACATTTCTGATCTCAGCACGATGCCTGTCCGAAGGATCGTTCCAGCAGTTGTAGCTGCCGTCGTTTTCGTTGAAGGAAAAATCGTTGCCACCACAGGCAGGACACATGAATTTGTTTGGCTTGCCAGCAGGCTCAAGCTTCGCAACATGGTCTCGTATGTCGAATGCCATAGATGGTGGTGGCGCCTGAAAGTTCTAGCAGGATTCCACCAGGGCGCAACAGGAGTGAGGAAGATTAACCAACCCTTAATCGTTCAGATGAGGATTTCACGATTTCTTCAACTTTTGACCCTCGACACCCCAGCACAAGGTGTGTATGTTGTGCCGAGCTGCCACTTCTGATGGAGCTTCGTTCCCCAGTCCTATGAATGGAAATGTTCATGGCGAACCCAAAAAGCGTCGCCACATCACCCTTACAGAGACTGCATTCAACCATCTTGGAGACATCGCGCATGATGCACGACTGTCCAACAGTGAAGCAATGGAGCGTCTCATACGCGCCACCCCCATCTGGGAAGGAAGTGCAACACTCTCCAACAGCGCGTGGGAAGAATGCATGGACCACTCTCAAGCCCTCGTCACTCCCGACAATCCATTTCCAGATGAAAGTATCTGAACTGTCCCAACACCTTCGCAGCTTTCTTCAGCAACATCCAGATTGCGACGTGAAGCTGTATTGCGAAAGCGTCGTCTATGACGACGTGTTTGATTCCAGCAGTTGTGAAACAATCACTGATGTGAGAGTTGTCAACGACTGGCCGCTGCCTGGCGAAAGCATCATCGTCGGCAATGCCGAGGAGCCTGGTAAATACCTCGTGGTGTTCTACGACTCTGAGAGGCAGCCTCCTAAGCGGCCTCAACGCATTGGACCTGCAATGCCATGAACCACACATTCACCTTGTACGACCCTTCAATCATGAATGGCACTCCTGCACAGCAAGCAATGACTGACCGTTACAACGGCATCTTTGCTCCTCTTGAGATTTCTGCCGAAGCATTTCAAGCGGCTTACGATACGCCTGAGATTGGTCCTCACATTGAAAAGGACTACAAAGGCTTGTCCTACTTGTCTTGGCCTTTTGCCTATCGCTATCTCAAGCAACACTTCCCGACATTCTTCGTTGCGTTTGAAGAGAAGACCATTGGAGAAGTGGCGTTTGGTTCTCCTGGCGCTTACTACCTGCGGCCCTACCTGACTGACGGATGTCGTCGCACCGTGGCGTTGGTGTTTCCGATCATGGATAGGAAGCACAATGCAATCAAGGAGCTGGATGGTCGTGCTATCAGCGACAATTGCCAACGTGCTGCAGTGAAATGCATCGCCACATTCACTGGCTTGGGCCTGCGTCTCTACGCTGGTGAAGACATTCCCAAGGAAGAGGAACAGCGCGAATCGTCAAAGCCTGCTCCTGCGGCCAAGAAGGCTGCACCTTCCTCCAAGGCGGCTACTGGTGGCACTTCTAAAGAAGCCGCGCCTGCCTTTGATGGCAAGGCTGCATTGATGAGCTTCTGTAGCGCTAATCCGCTGGGCTATGCCGACGAAAAGGCATGTCAACTGGCCATCAAGGGCTCGCTAGAAACCCTTGGCCTTGTTCGTGGTTCAGATGTCAAAAACTGTGCTGACTTCACCAATGTCGTATCTACATTGATGGCATCGTGGACGAAGGACAACGGCATCAAGATCACCAAGGCCGACATGGCTCAAGAGCTTGCCAAGATCACTGCCGAAGCCAAAAATGGTGTGGATGCAGTGAACGACGCTGTTGCTGCTTTCTATGCGGCAAAAAAGTAGATCTAGCGGCGGCCCGCCTGGCGCGGGCCTTCGCTGGCACAGTCTGCTTTGATCCCAATGATGGACCCCTTACTTGCCCTCCCGACTCGACTCTCTGATGACCCGCTTGGTTTATTTCTGGTTGTTAGCACAGGTGGGTTTACCTGTTGGTACATCCTCTATTCCGTCTGGAAAGTGATCATTGGCATGTCTCGATCTTCAAATTGAAAAGCTCATGAAATTCAAGCGCTACGATCCAAATCGCCTTCAAATCAACAAGAAGCGTTATTACGTTTCGGATGATTTGCCCAATGTCGATCCTGGGATCGTCCTGCCTTCTGTGACCACTATTGCTTCCGCAACGGCCCCCGTAGGCAAGACCATGGCGCTTCTCAAGTGGCGTGAGCGCGTGGGCAATGCAGAAGCCAATCGTCGCACCCGCAACGCTGTGGAACGTGGCAATTGGCTGCACGGCGTGCTGGAGGATCAGTTCAATGGTGAAGACATTGAGATTCACTTTGATCAGTTCCCTCAATACACTCCCTATTACGACTCCATCCAGGGCTTCCTAGAGCGCATTGACGAGCCTCAGCTCGTCGAAAGCGCAATTGCCTGGTTCTGCCCTTCACGGCAGATTGGTTATGCAGGCACGTTTGACATGTTGGCAACCATGAAGGATGGCAGCTACGCTCTTCTTGATTGGAAAACCAGCTACAAGCAAAAGCCCGACTCTCAATTGGCCGACTATCGGATGCAGTTGGGAGCCTATGCACAAGCCATCGAACAGATGTATGACATCGAGATCGATCAGGCACATTGTGCAATTTCCATCTATGACCCTGATACCAAGAAGGGTCAAGAGGCTCAAATCGTGAGCCTCAATGGCGTTGAGCTTCTGACTCAAGGCGGTGTAATGGCTGGCAAAACGGAGCAGTTCTTCGCAGAACACTATCCAGGAAGCGAGCCGTTCACCATCGCGATGGACAAAGGCTCCTAGCCGCGTCCATCCTGGCTACATTCTGTCCTTCACTTATTACGACAATGGCTCGTCCCGTCATCAAGGGAGGTTTCGACCTCACCCCTGAATTCCTGAACGCTCTTGCCAAGAAAGGCAAGAATGAGCATGGAAAGTATCGCGTTGAAGTTGCCATGTGGCATGACGAAGAGCGCACCAACGACAAGGCCCCTCACCTCAAAGGCCCCATGACCATTGAGGGCGAGCAAGGCGGTGTCAAGAGCTATGGCAAGTGCTGGCTCAATCTGGAAGATGGTGGCGGTTCTGCGCCTGCTGCCAAGCCTACTGCTGACGTAGGCACCGACCTCTTCTGACCTAGATGGGGCGCCCATTGGCGCCCCTTTCATCATGAAATGTTCTGACTGTAAATTCTGGTTTGGCGATGTGAAGGGAAGTGAAGGCGAATGTCGCTTTTACGCCCCTCAGCCTCGTCATACTTTCGCTATCGCTGTGGGCGACAACTGCTACGCCGACTGGCCTCGCACCTTGGCAGAAGACTGGTGCGGCCAAGCGAAGGCGAAGGAGCCCGTGAAGGCTCCTGAGCTGCCAATGCAGCAGTCTGTGTCTCCTGCGGCTCCCAGAGTCGCCCCTGTCAAACGCACTCCTCGCACCCCCAAGAAACAATGACACATTGTTCCTCCATGGACATCAACGAGTATCAGCAGATGGCTCGTCGCACTGCGATATATCCCAATGCTGGTCAGAATATGACCTATCCCACACTCGGTCTCGCTGGTGAAGCCGGTGAAGTTGCCGAGAAAGTAAAGAAGGTCATTCGTGACAAGGACGGAGTGTTTGATGATGATGCTCGTGCAGCGATCAGCAAGGAACTCGGTGATGTGCTCTGGTATGTGGCACAAATCGCGTCAGAGCTTGGCCTTGACTTGTCTAATGTTGCTCAGGGAAACCTGGACAAACTGGCAGATAGAGCGAAGCGCGGCACGATTAAAGGCAATGGCGACAATCGCTAAGGTGTAGTCACCTTGCGTCGAAAATGTGTCTGCTCTTGAAGATCAGTTCCTGGGATTATGGCAAGCCAAGTTTCCTTCGATTCCATTAGAACGAGAGTTCAGCAATGTCGAGGAGTGGGAGCGTGATTTTCAAGAGCGCTACGCCAAAAGTAAACGCTCAAAGCGTTACAGAGCTGACTTCGCTCATCCAGAAAGTCGATGCATCATCGAAATTCAAGGCGGCACTTATATGCGCGGCAGGCATGTCAGTGGATCCGGCTATGAACGTGATGCGCGGAAATTCAACTTGGCAATGATGAGTGGCTGGAAAGTGTTCCTGCTCACTTCGACCACGGCCAAAGATTCCGCTTGGATTGAGATGATTGCTGCTTTTGTTGCTTCTCAATCTGACTCGCAGCTTCCTCCATCAGAGCCTCCGCAGCTCTGATCTCGTCATCACGCAGACTCATGGCTTGGCGAAGCTGAATGTTTTCCATGACAAGCGTCTGAACCGCTTCCTGCATGTTGCTCCAACCTTGCAGCAGGCTCATTGACACTTCCTTCAACTGTCCAAGACTGTCGCAATCTTCAATTGCTTTCTTCTGTACGGACAGCGAAAACTCACGCTCCAGGCTGCGCTCAAATGGACCCATGTTGACCAAGCGTTTCCCACCATCGTAAGCAAGAATCACTGGGATGCTGTATTGCATGGCACTTTCATTTTCTTCTAGCGTAAAGCGGCGCCGTAACAACAAGACGTTCTGTGCTCCCGTGGAATCTGGAGAGAATCCCGAATACAAACATACGGCTCTCCCTTCCTCTAAATTCCAGAAGCCACGCCGCACACCAAAACGCCATGAATACCATGCAGGGGATCGTGTGGTGCTCCTTTCATTCACGGCAGGAGGATGGATTTATTCAGGCTTCCGAGGGACAATACTGTCACTATCATCTGTCAAGGATCGCAGTGGGCGATCCTGCCCGAGAGCAGAAGTGGCTTGGGATGAGGGTCTCTCACATCCTTCCCACATTGGTATCCATGCAGTTTCAAGGCTCCGTCCCGAATGACTTTTTCTTCACCGACTAAGAGCTATGAGCAGCAACGCTATGAGCGGCTCATGGAAAGTATCGACGAATACCTAGGGGGCGATGGCCCAGAAATGGGCATCGACCATCTTGTTCGTGATCTCAAGAAAGTCTGTCTCGACATCAGCACTTATCACAGTAAGGTGCTGGACGATTGCACTCTCCTCACCGACTATTTGACGTGACAGACTTCGCCATTCATGATCCCCTCGGTGACGGCCTTAGCTCTCTGCGGCTTCTTGACTACATGGGAAGTTCAATTGACATCGTTAACGATGCGCGGCAAAGCTTTGACGCTGAGAGCCCGGACTTCACAGCAAGGGACCAGAAGCTTCTCAATTACTTGGTCGCCCATAAGCACACCAGCCCGTTTCGCGGCGTAGTGTTCAAATGGCAAGTGAAGGCTCCTCTGTTCGTCGCAAGACAATGGTGGAAGCATGTGATTGGCGGCACCTATGCCAACGATCAGCTTGGCTGGAACGAGAAAAGCTTTCGGTATTGCGTGGCGGATGACGAGGAGTTCTACACGCCTGTTCAATTCAGGGAGCAGAGCAAGAACAACAAACAAGCCTCTAGCGGCCCCTTGATGGGTCGTGGGCATGCTGTTGCAGAGGCTGCCTACTCTGATGCCCTGGAGGCCGTTAAGGACGCCTACAGGACGCTCATCGAAGCAGGCGTGAGCAAGGAACAGGCCCGTGGCATCTTGCCCACTTGCCATTACACTTCTTTCGTCTGGACTTGTAGCCTCCAAGCCCTTTTGCATTTCTTGAGCTTGCGGATGCCTGCTGATGCTCAGTGGGAAATCCGTGCTTACGCAGACACCATGGCTCGCATTGCAGAGCCTATAGTCCCCGAGGCATTTGACGCTTTCTACGCCAATGGCAAATCATTTTGATCCCGTTCACGCGCCAGCGCATTACACCGCTGGCAGCATTGAATGCATTGAAGCAATCGAAGCGCAGTTAACGCCGCAAGAATATAGAGGGTTTCTTGTTGGCAACTGTATTAAGTATCTTTGGCGCTATAAACTGAAAGGAAATCCTGTTCAAAATCTCGAGAAATGCCAATGGTATCTGAACCGCTTGATGCATGTTTGCGAAGATTAAACGCTGAAGGCCGCCCCTTCAGGAAGGGGGACGTGAGGGAAGACGGCTTCATCTTTAGAGCTTATGTGAAATCAAAGATCACAAAAGAGGGTTTCTACAAGGAATCATGGCTGTCTCCCGCAGCCTATGAGCGCTATCAAGAGGCAAGTAAAAAAGCTATTAACGATTGCAATGCCAAAAAAGCCAAAGAGCGTAGGGCCTTATTGAATGAAATCAAACTAGCGAAGGGCTGCCAAGAATGCGGCTATAACAAGCATCCGGCGGCTTTAGATTTTGATCATATAAACGACGACAAAGAATTTACCATTGGAACCAGCTACGCCTCCGTGTCCTTGGAGCGCTTGCTCGCAGAAGTGAATAAGTGCCAAATACTTTGCGCTAATTGCCATAGGATTAAAAGCTGCCAAGACATACAGCGCAAAAGAATAGAGAAAGAAGAGGATGATAAAGTGCGCCTTGGTTAGTGATGCATGATCACTTCCAACTGATCCAAGTCAGATAGAGAGAAGGGGCCGTGATGCGGCCCCTTTCTCGTCTTCACTTGATAGTTGATCGCCTGCTGCACCACTCGCTTGGTCGCCAGGAACTGCCAGTATTCAGCCTGGTCAACATGGGCATCAATGAAACTGTTGCAGTAAATCCAAGACGTGAGAATCTCTTCTTTCTCTGGCGTCCAGAATTTTCAACATGGGCATCAATGAAACTGTTGCAGTAAATCCAAGACGTGAGAATCTCTTCTTTCTCTGGCGTCCAGAATTTCTGAGGACGCCACCACTCAAACACTGGTGCGTTGGTCTTTGACAGGTTGCAGCGCTCACAGGCAGGAGCCAGGTTCCAGCGTGCAAAATGAGGCCCGCCACGACTTTTGGGGATGATGTGATCAATAGTTAGCTTGCCGTGCCATTGGCCGCAATATGCACAAGCCGCTTGGCCCCTGGGGCCACGCAGTGGATAGTCATTGTATATTGCGCGTCTAAATAATCGTCGGGCATCAGATTTGCGTACTTCAATGAGACTGTGGAGATAATCATCAGGCTCAAACGCAACAAACATGAAGCCCTCTCTTCAGTTGTTGCCTCTAATCTATTCGGAAAATGACAGCGTCGTAGAAGAGATAGAATGAAAACTGAGATGGGAGGGACACCATGAGAACGCAGCCCCTGGCTGAAGGACTGGCTAATTTCGTCGCTACGATCACTGCCGGAATGCTTCTTGCTACGGGAGGCATGCTCGTGGCAGTTGGCAATCAACAAGTGAAAGTGGCCACGCAGATTGAAAACATCACTGAAAAGCTTCAGACACTCACTGAAAATGTCACCGAGCTAGAGAAGCGAGTGCGCTCTCTTGAAATTCGCCGCTAGCGTATAGGCGACATTCACTACTTTTGTCATGACTCCCGCTGAATGGTTTGTAATTGGTGCCGTTGTTGTTGGCGCCCTGGAGCACATCATTGCCGTCACCCCGATCAAGGAAAACTCCACTGTTCAACTGGTGATTTCCATCCTGAAGCGCGTGTTTCCTTCCTCTAAGAACTGATTTTTGAACGATGGTTTCCAACACCTGGGACGGCTTCCTTGCTCATGCCAGGAAGTCTGGAGCAAAGTTTCCTGAGCTAGTGGCAGCGCAATGGGCGCTGGAAAGTGGCTATGGGCAGCACCTTGCAGGCAAGAACAACTTCTTTGGCCTCAAGGGCTCTGGTGGCACTATGTCATCCACCCAGGAGTATGTGAACGGTGAGTGGGTGACAATTCGTGATGGTTTCATTGATTTTCCGTCTCGTGCTGCATGTATCGACTACCTGATCAAGGTTTGGTATTTCGACTACAAGGGCTATAAGGGCGTGAACAATGCTGCCACAGTAGAAGACGCGGCTTATATGCTCAAAGCCGAGGGTTACGCGACAGATCCCACCTATCCCGAGAAGCTGATCCGCATCCTGAAGGAGAAAGGCGCGATCACCAATGCAAAGCGTCGCCCAATCAAGCTGGCAAGTGCGGCTAAGTATTACAAAGGACTTAGCCATCAGCTTGCAGCCTGGAATCATCTGGAAGACATCCTCACAGAAGAGCAACTGAACGACTTTGCCGATCTTTATCGCGCTGGCCCTTGATGACCACTGGGGTATTGATCAACGCATTCTTCTACGAGCTGGGCCTCTTCCTCCTGAGGAAGCGGCCCTCTTTGTCTCGTCGAGAATGGTTTCGTCGGATGATGAATAATTGTCGTGGCGATTGGTCCGATTGGAGGGCAAGCCTTGTCTACAAGAGCATTGACAGTCAAAGTCAGAAGCTCATAGAGGAATGGGTGGAGGACCACCGCAATGCAATGTCAAATAAGCTTGCCAAGAAAGCGAAAGAGCTATTCCCGAAAGCCAAGATCACTCCAGTGCCAGACGCGATTGTGCCGTCTGTAATTGTTGAGGAAGAGGGGCACTCCTTGCTGGGAGGCCCCCTCAGGATTACTTGGCGTATTGATGAGCGTTAAACCAGCTCTCTCCAGCCCAGAAGCCCAGTGCCCTTGGTTGAGCTGTCGGCCTCTAGCGTGAGGACGATCACGTCAGAATCGCCGTTTGCATTCACGCCCAAACTCAGCTCTAATGCTGATTTAGTGGGCAAGGAGGCACTCCCACGACTGCCGACGAGGCCAGCAGCAATGACAGTACCGCCGCTAATCGTCGCAGCCGTCAACACCTCTACATTGCCTCGACCATTATCAGCAGCCGTCCAGGTGCCACTGGTGATCGTCGGGTTGAGGCGTAGTCGCCATTGAGCAGTTGTATTGCCTTCAATCGATGCATCCACCTGAGAGGGCGAGATCACATTGCCCTCTCGGCCACTTGCCATGCGAATACCAGCTACCACCTCTTCAGAAGAGATGCTGCCCACTCCAGACGCGCCACGACCAACGATGTAAACGGCGCCAGAAGGTTCGTAACCGCCTTCACTCATGACACTGCTGCAAATCTGCTTTAACGATGCGCCAGAAGCAATGATGGCGGTACTTTCAATGCGATAGGACAGCGGAAGGATGGCAGTTGTGCAGTAGACAGTCGTGCCATTGTTTGCCTGATTGAACTCGTGGCAATAATGGATCTCGCCATCAATCACAAATCCACATCGCACTCTTCCACTGCCGAGCCATTCCAAGTCGGCAATGAAAATCTGCACCTTAGTGAGATCAAGCGCTTCAAATGTGTCGATGTTCCAGGAGTCTTGATCGATTACGTTCTCGACAACACTGCCAGAAGCTTTTGATCGAATGACAAATTGAGCAGTGGTTCCGTTAATGCGGAACATCACGCCATTTTCATCGTCAAACAGACCAACATCCTGCTTCACTCCAGCCGCAGGAGTGGCCGGAACAAAGCTCTGTAGCACCATCAAGCTTTTGCCTGGCTGGTAGGGGAAGCGCCGCTTAGTGCGGCGCAGCCCCACGTTGCCAGAAGCCGTGCCAATGCCGATGTCAAGAGCACTTTCGTTGACGGAATAAGTGAACGTGGCGCTGCCAGTTGCTTTCTCGAACCACAGATCGGTGCGCTTGCTGTAGCGCAATGTGGAATCAAATAGTGTGAATGGCTCGCTAACGCGATGACGCCCAAAGGCGTCCACTTCTCCACTATCAGGGCCTCGCTTCAGGATGGCCCCGCGAAAATCAGCGGCAATAGCAGTTTCAAACTGCTCTCCACCACGAACAACTTGTCCCATTACTTACCTTGTCCTCGTTGTAATTTACGACCATGAGAGGGGCGTGAGTTACGCCCCTGCCCTTGCCGTGTCCGTTTGTTGTTACGGCTTTCGTGAAGCTTCTGCCCACTAACGCCGATCTTGGACTTGGTAGCCATCAGGCTTCAGCGCTCCAGGGGAGGCCGTTGCCGACGGAGGGGGTGCGCTGCTCTTCGATGCGGGCAGTCAATGCCTGCTCCACTTCTTCAATCTTTTCAGCACCATAGTGGTCCTTCACCCACTGCACCACGATTTCCTCCGTGATGTCGGCATAAGGGATCATGGAATTGGCTTCTGCAGGTTCCAGACCAATGGAGCCATAGGCGCCTTCCCCATAGGTGCCGTCAAACGCATCCACACGCCAATGCACAGTGGTGATCATGCCATCAGCCAGATTGCGCTGCAGATCAGCAACGGTCCAGTTGAATTCAACAGTCATTGGAAATAAAAAATGTCCTGTCAGAGTCTAGGGGGTGTCCCTAGAAAGTTCCGCCGTCAATTGTTACGTTGATCAATGCGAGGGAAGAATTGATTACTTCCGTGCCGCCAATCTTCAGGCCACCACTGGTGATGTTGATTGGCTGATTGAACGTCCAGCTACCAGTGCTGTTGATCCAAGAGATAGTCTTGTTAGTGGCGCCGAGTAGCGTGATGCCACCACCATCTGCCGTGGTGTCAGTAGGAGTGGTGACGGAGCCCAGTTCGATGTTCTTGTCATCGACGGTGACAGTCGTGCTGTTCACGGTTGTGACCGTGCCATCCACTGTCATGTTGCCGCTGACTGTTAGATCACCAGCAACAGTCACGTCATCAGGAAGGCCAACAGTCAGCGTGTTGCTGCTGTTGTCCACCGTAATTTCATTAGTGGTGCCCTGAATGGTCAGAGTGCCGCCGCCAGGCACCGTTGAGCTGACACTGCCATCACTGACATTGAGAGTGGAGTCGATGGTGGCAGAGCCGCCAAGAGACACAGGGCTGCCATTCAGCGTGATAGCGCTATTGGCAAGGCTGGCATTAGGAATGCTGCCCAGCGAGAACTGGCCTGTGCCGCTGTTGTACGCAACGCCAGTGCTTGCATCAACGGACACCTGGCCACGAACAAACACCGTGCCTGCAATGGCGTCAATGCTTGTAGCATTGCCGCTACCATCATCGCCATAGCCGTAGTAAAGCTGCTTGTCGCTTGTGTTCTCGTTGAACGCAAGCTCGCCGCTCTTCAGAGCCGTTGGAGCGCCGCTGGAGCCACTAGAAGCTCTACGCTTGATCTTGATAGTGACCGCTGACATTAAAACGCTCCTCCGTTAAGTGTCAAATTGGCAGATAGATCGTTGGTTGGTACAAAGATGTTGCCGTTCCAATTGAGAACTTTGCCAACATCGCCTGCACCAAGAGCAGCAATCTCATTCAAATCGAAATAATGCACTCCAGAAAACGGCGGTCCCGCCGGTCCTGCAGAAGCAATTTCAACAATTCTACTGTCGGCTGGCTTTGTGATTACAACAGTGTTGTTGGTCTCAGAAACCGTAACTGCCGCACTTGTAGATTGAGTTACAACGACAGTCGCCATTGATAATACGCCGTCAGTATTACCATGTTATCTACTTATCTGCTAGAAAGTCCGATGTCAAGGAAAGCATTTCCTTGAAGCAAGAAATACTTGTCACCGCCAGGCTCTTCCACTAGCACGTCGTACTGCCCTTGCTCCGTGATTCCCGATGTGGTGGCAGGGGAAAGGGACAGTTGAAATTGCCCGCTGGCTTGTGCCGTAAAAGTGTTGGTGAATGTGGCCAAAGAAGTGTCACCAGTGCGGTTGTAGAGCTTTGCAGTGACGGTGTAGCCACTCATGTTGACGGGAGTGTCGTTGCTGTCTTTATATTGCAGGTCGAGCTTGAATGTGCCGCCTTGATAGATGGTGATGTCGTACTTGCCAGGCTCAATCACGGCGAA